GCCCATGTATGGACATGGGGTTCCTGCCATGGTCATGCTGTCCCAAACACGTGGATCTTGACATAATATTGACACAGATGCCACTTTCATACCTGAAGCATATAATGATCTAGCTAATTTTATTCTTTCACAGTTTTCATCAGTGACCGTAATACCCGACGAAATTCCAAGAATCTGGGTTTGAACGGCACCCGCTACCGCTGTCTTACAAACATCAGAGTTGTTTACGACAACACTGGGTGAATTAGCTGTAGGTGGAGTATTGTTTGTTACCACGGTGCTACTTACTGTATTTGTTTCTGCAAAAACTTGTGATGAAATAAATAGTAATATTATGATTAATCTTAACACTTCCAACGTCTCCTAGCTTGTCTAAGTCTAGAATTAGGATCTGCTGCTGCTTTTGGAAACTTTTTCATTTGTCCTGCACTTCTAGCACAAAATGACTTTCTTCGCTTTGCGTCTTTTGAGCCAGGTTTTACTTTGCCTGTAACTGCAGTTTTTAATTTAGAACCTGGATTATCACGGCGATATTTTGCTACGCCAGCTTTTGTCATCCCCGCTCCAGACTTTGTGGAGCGGAAATATTTTTTCGTTTTTGGTGGCTGTTTGTCTCTTTTTCTAGCCATCACTAAGCATAAAGTACTTCAACATGAGTGGCTTGGTTGAAGAAAACATACAAATCAGTTTGAAATCTAATACCGAAATCAGGAAAACTAACTGTCATAACTTCATCCTCACCAGCACCAATTGCAGGAGTAGGGATTGTATATCTAACAGTGCCACTAGGGCCGTCGTCTACTAAATCCACTCTTCCTAAAGTGCTTCCACATCTAATGCTTAGCTGTAGCACTCTAGCTGGAGCACTAAGTGTATTAGTGCCCGCAGCGACTTTTGTTGTGACTTGTCCGCTCGCTGTTAATTGTTTATTTTTTAAAGCGTACATCTAAGCCTCTTATGCCAAGTTGTTATTCTGAATATAAAGAACAGTTACTGTAGCTGCACCTGTAGTACCATTACCATTAGCTGCTGTATAAATTGCATTAACAGTTTGATCAGATGTACCAATATCAGTACCATCAGCACCAATTGTGCCTCTAGTTGTACCTGTAGCTTTTACATTTGTAGCTGCAAGATACTCGTCATCATCACCTGCGTGACCAATTTTAACAGTAGCTGCACCACCATCGTTAGATACAGTTGTAACATTTAAAATTACATCTACGATTTGTGAATTAGCAGGAATAATTCCTACAGCTGTTGTGTTAGTAGCACCAATAATATCTATTACTGCTGATTGAGCCATCAATACAGATCCTGTATTTGCACTAGCTCCTTCTCTTACGGTACCAGCTTTTACTGGACCCGAAAATGTAGTTGTGCCCATGTCAACCTCCTTTTAGTTGTCGTTTTAAGTCTTGGGTATAAATACTATAAAATAAAAAAGGCGCTCTTACAAGCGCCCTTTTTCCTTGGAAAGATCAAGAAGTTTTTATGAACCTTGAGATCCGTATACACATCTAGGATCTGAGAATCCAAAGCTGTATCTTTCACGTGCTTTGTATCTCATGTTTCCTGTATCAAAGTCACCTTCCATACCAGTGGTAAGTGGTGCTCTTACAAAGTGTTTGAATCCATTAGGAGCATCTGTTTTAATAAAGAAAGCATCAGTATCTAATAGATAGTGATTTACTACATATCCATCAGGTAACATACCCATGTTTCTCATAGCATTGATATCATTGTCAGCTGTACCAACTCTGAGGGTAGAATTTAATACTCTATCAGCTACAAACTGCGTGTTTACTGGGATAATTAATTTTCTTCCCTGCATCGCAATTTTTAGTCCTCTTTCATCGATAAAACCTGCAATATCAATCATTGCTTGCTCTAATGAGGTTTCGTTTAAGTCTGCATTCGTTGCACTTTGGTTAGAAAAGTTTCCACCTAGTGCTGTTGGATGTGCAGTGTTTACAAGTGAAACACCATCACCACCAGCTGTAGTGAATGCATTGTTCAATACATTAGTAGCCTTGACTTGCTTTGTGTAAGCCATTGATCTAGCTAATGATCTTGTATAACGAGCAGATAAAGTATCATAAAGATTATCTTCAACGGCTTCCTCAGTTAAACTAAATGCAAGTGCAATAGTTTCATGAGTATATCTAGCTGTAAAACTTTCAGTAGCTGTATCAAATTGTACAGCAGCACCTTCTTGTTTTACACCAGCTTCACCGAAGCCCATAAGCATTACTTCTTCTTCAAATGCTCTGTCGCTTGTTTCTTGGTCAAAGATCTCAGCATGTTCATTCTCATATCGAGAATATTCCATACCGAACAAGGCGTTTAAGCCAGGTTCCAGTTCTTTGGCCAGTTGTGCTCTATTAATAGCCATAGTCTAGTCCTCCTTATACGCCTGTCGTTCCAGTGTGTGAACCTAACTGATGATTATTTATCTTTACAACTAAGACACTGTTATTAGCAGTGGCGTCGTTGCTTGGAACATCATAAAAATCAAGTAGTTTTACCTGTAACGCAGCGGTTGTGTTTTTTGAGCTTGAATCAATTTCAACACCAGACATACCAGTTGTGGTACTTCCAGCGCCGAAAACTAAGTCAGCGTTTAAGTTTAAGTCTGCAGCGACGATATTTCCAGCAGCTGAATCTTGCTGTGCAATAAACAGTTGATTTGGATCATCCGCTACAAATGCTATCGCATCTCCTGGTGAGAGCGAAGCGGGAAAAAAGTTTCGGAACGTCGGCTTGCTTGTCGACGGGTCTGTATAAAAACATCCCATAAATACACCACATGATGGATTACCTGCAGCAGCTACTTCAACTGTGCCGTCATTTTTAAATTTGACGGGATCGCCAGTGAAGATCGCAGTACCTTGGTTATCCGCAATGGAGTATTTAGTAGTACCAGTAGTTCCACCTGGAGCTGATCCTACTTTAGCAATTGGACGTAAACCGAATGCGGCATCAATATTAGCCATATTTAGTCTCCTTTTAGCCTTTTAGAGACAATGATCTACCCATTAGACTTCTTGCCCCCAAATGTTACTCTACTCTGCCTATCCTGATGGATTGGCATTGCGGGGTGCTCTTCCTTATGTAAATCGTTTTCTATTGATTGTGTTTGGTCTTGACTTTTGCCAGCAAAGTAGGCATCCCTATCTTCTTTGACTTCTTCAGGACATCGCATCAATAGCAAACCTCCAACTCCAATGACACCTTTGTATTTACCTTCACTAATGTGAGGCAAATCTAGCCGATCTGGATATTCACTAGCCATAACTAATTCATATCCGCTTCGTAATCTACCCATGACGTTTTTTTCGTCTTGTTGACCACGAAACTCTGCTCTTACCCACCTATGGTGAAAACCTTCAGGTGGTTCTGGTGCATCCAAGTTAGACGGAGGTACCCATCCTCTAGGTCGAGCTTGTTTATCTCGGGTTTCGAGCTTGCGTGAGGTTTTGTTTAT